CTTTACCAGAATAAAAGCCAGACATTGTTTTAGTTTAATTTTAAATACATTCTAATCCCCATCGAGGCAGGCGACAAATTTACATTGCACATTTGATCTGTTAGGTCTGACACTTGTAACTGTTGGAGGGCCGTCAAATCTATATCTTAACAAAAGCTTTCCAGTACCATCACTAACTCTAACTTTATCAAATAAAACACTGTTATCTGTATCAGGAACAGGAAAAGTAATCCCTGCTAATACGTCACCGCCATGAAACTCAAGATAATCATAATCAGAATTAACTTCTTCGTATGTATTTAAAATTAAATTTACTTGTTCATCTGTAATATTTGTAAATCCTAAAGTCAATTTTGCATCTACTTGTTTATTACCATATCTAAGTACAGTTTTTGCACCATTTTGTGCAACAAATTCAGTTTGTGGATACCTTCCAGCTGTAAAAGTTCTAGAAGATGGTTTAACAGGTGGAAAAAATCTTGAATTTGCCATTATATACTTGTAAAGTCATCATCATAATTTATTGTAGCAAGAGTTCCATCAGATAAAAGAGGTGCATGACTTGCTGACACCTCTATAAACCCTTCATCTGTATATGTAATAGATTCAATTTTATATAATCTATTAGATTCACTTGTTTGTTTTACAGTAAAAACGGCTCCGAATAAATTAGAATTAGTTGTTGTGCCATTAGCGATGACAGTAAGTTTTGCTTCTAGTACCTCTTGTGTTCCTGGCTTCCAATAATAAATAGGCGTGTTACTTAAAGTACTATTACCAACACTTTGCACAAGTCCATCGGGAGAAATAACACCATTTTCAAATCTACTGGTATGGGTAGCTTCTGAAATAAATCTTATATAATTTCCTGGTTGTAATCCTAACGCAGCTTGAGGAGTAGTTTCAAACTTTATACCATGATCTACTGTTTTTCTTATCATTAATGCGTGTTTTATAAATTCAACAGCATGATTCTCATTTGTACAAAAGTCAGACATATCAAATACTTCTATTGGAAATTTTTCTCTTACTAGATTTTCATCATCAGTTGAAATAGTAAAAGTTTTTGATAATGTTTCAGAAAAACCATTTGGTATTTCTTTTCTAAAATAAACTGTTCCAATAAAGTTTTGACGTTCTTCGGGTGATAAAAAACTAACTTTAAGATTTCTTGTATTTCCATCTGTAAATAATGCTCTTATCTCTTCTTTAATTACTTTATCTCTTTTAATTACAAAATCTGAGCCAAATGGAACAGAAGGGAAAAGGGAAAACTTACCACCAAGAATTGTAAAATCTAATAAATTAAATACCGCATTTTGGTAGACAAATTCTCTTATATTTTGCTTATCAGTAATAACACCATCCCAATAAAATCCATTAGCTTCACAGAATTTAGCAGCAACTGTCATTCTATCCTTATCGACAGCACTAGCACCGATTGAGTCTGCTAACCCAAATCGGTCTTCAGTTAATAAGGCATATACTATTTCTGGAAACAAATTAGTCGGTCCTATCTTATCTTCTACTAATCTTTGTACCAATATTCCTTCTTTTATATAAGCAGAAAATTGTGAAAAGCTATTCCATTCTTTAGAGCTAGCAAGACGTAAGGCAACATTAGCAATACCAGCTTGGTTAAAAGCATAAGGAATATCTCGACCCAAATTACTTTGTTCATTTACATAAACAATTTCATGCTCTGGTCCGTCTTGATGACTACTACGTTCTGAATCATATTGGTAATAATCTGCTACAGCATCAAAAGGATTTAGATTTCTACCTTCAGGCCAAGGTGAAGTTACAAAGTCACTGAAATCAGTGACGATATGAATATTATTTACACCTGGAAAACCTAAATCAGGAATAGCTGGAATACTTACCTTATCGCTATCTTTATAATTTCTTCCCCTTTCACCTTCAACAACTTCCCAAGTAGCACCAGCATATTCGTTAGTATCAGGCTTTCTATAGACTTTTACATTTACTTTTAATCCCGAACCACTGCCACCTGTTACATCAACTTGACGCACAGTAGGAGGTACTTCAGCTTCTTTCATTTCATATTTAATCATTCCATAATAAATTCCTTTAGCTAAAGGTTGTCTATTTCTTGGTTGTTCGACAACAAAAGGTCCAACACCAAATCTAAAACCGTCACGATCTATATATGGCTGTTTATAAGGATTACCTACTGTAATACTAGAACCTTGTTTCAAAGGGTCATTTACTGCTCTGTTTTTATTGTTTATATATTCATTCCAAAAAGGATAATTTTTTTGGTTCCCCCATTGCCAAAAACTACCTTCAGTGCTTTGAAGGTGAATTTTTGCAGTTTGCCTACCACTTGTTAAATCACTTTCTGATGGTGTTCTTCTATCTATCTCGACCCATCTTGTAGATACTGGTATATAACCATCTAAGTTCTGTTTTAGGCTTTTTACTTTTCCACCATCAGTGTCTGTCGGTAAATCTCCTAAATACCATTCTGTGTTTGAAACATCTCCTTCTCTTAAAGTTTCTTCTGATCCTTGAAAAAATATTGAAAATAATTGATCATTTGGTTTGCTGTTGTAGTTTAAAAGTGGTCCAGAAGCACTTAACATTCTTACTGGTCTTTGATCTACAAATGCTCTTCTAATTAAATTACCAGGGTAAGGTACAAACCTAAATTCAAATTCTTTTTTAGGAACACTATAATGATTAATTCTTATGAAATTATATTGAGGTTGAGGTGAATTTCCTCTAATCCCAAAAGGTTTTCCTTCATCTATAAACCTCCAACTATCTTCAAGACCATCAATCCCTGCTTCTCTTGCTTGTAATCTAAAAAAACTATATCTTGTAAGATATTTACTCATACCTCCAAGAGAAATACTACCATCATCATCGTTGTATCTTTTAACAACACCATCTGTTGTATCAGCATCTACTGTATTTGTACCAACAGCCCCAGGATGGCTATTTACGTTAGGAAAACTTGTCACCTGTTTAAATACTTTTGATTTCAAACCTATTTCTGTTACATCACAAGCTTTACTATTACTAATCGTTCCAAGAGCTACTTTTTGAATTGTTAATAATTCAGCAGGTCCATGAGCATGAAAAAAACCTGGTTGACCTCCTCTTACATCTATTAAACCACCAGTATCAATAGTAAAAAAACAAGTTTGGTAAGTTCCACTTGACCAGATTGGATTACTTTTATCCTGACAAACAGCTAAAGCTTCTCCAATTAAATAAGATTCGCCTTTTTGTATTGCATCATCAGTTTCTTCTCTTGAAGCATCAACAGCAGATTTAACATCTTCTACACCCCAAGGATTAAAACTGTCACCATATTGACTTTCAGTATCCATATCTCCAATAATGTAATCAATTCGTGCATCTTTTTCAGCATAAAAACTTGTTTTATTGGCTTCATCTCCGTTATATCTATAAACAGCAGTGTACCTTGGAAAGTTAGTTCTAAGTTTTCTTCTCTTTGTATCAACATCTGTTTTATTTTGATCTTTTAAATTTTTTTGTTTTAAAACTAATTCATAAGGAACTCTATACCTCATGCTGTTTGGCACTGGAGAATAATTCCCAAAAATTGTTTGCGTATTAGGAGTCCTTGCACTACTTGTAATAGTTTTTTCAGGAACAGCAGTTTGATCCCAATCAACAGACATTATATCTTGAAAAGTACCGCCTCTTCTATCTTTTTCTCTTTCTAAAGTTCCTTCTGGATATCTTTCTAATCCTTCCTGTGGCCTTCCACCCCTAGGACTTGCATATATTGCTAATTTTTTATTGAAATAATTTTTTAACAACAAATCACCAATCGCAAAACCTGCAAAATCTGGTTTATGTGCTAAGTCACCCAAGCCAATCATAAATAATGCTTTTAACTGTTGACCAGAACCAAAACTAAGCATCTGTGACCATAAAAGCCTTGTATTAACACGAACACCGCCATAAGTTTTTGTTTCGCCTCCATTTGTTTCTGTTTCTTGTTTTGTAAATATTAAAGGTACTACTTCACCAAGTCTTGCTAGTTCCTGTACTGAATTAAATCCAGTTTGCGGTGCAAATCTTTTTGGACCTGTTATACCAGCAGTTGTAAGACTAGGAGGAGTTTTTGGTGCTCTTGGTTTTGGTGTTAATAAAACAGATACAACTGTAAGAACAATTCCTAAAACCAGTTGTGCTGTTATGTTACCTGCAAGAGCTTTAGCAATAAAACCTCCAACAAATCCATTAACAACATAAGGTATCTCGTCATATTCTTTAGGTCTTTTTCCGTTATATGCCTGTGTTAACTCTATAAAATAAAAATATTCATCTTCTGTTAAACCTACTGTTTCACATAATTCGACTTCTGCGGGGAGTAACACCCTACGACCTCCAGGCCGTCTAAAGGACTCCATCTTACCTCCGATTCTCCGCAACTTATCCATCCTTCCTCGTAGTAAACAGCAAGACCAAATCCATTCTTAGATTTACATAATGCAACTGTACCTATATTAAACTGTTTTGTCTCGTTTCCCCACTTTTCAAGTTCTTCTTTAAATATATCAAAGTCTTTTCTTCTTACTCTTCTATACCAATCTCTGGTAGGTTCTGGTGAATTTATACCATAATGTTTTAAAACTGTACGAGCCAAAGATAAACAATCTACTGCATGATGTTTTACAGGATCAGCACCTAATCTATAAGGTAAACCAATAAGTTGATATGGCTTCATCTATTTTGAATATCACTTGTTACAGGTAGTTTACCAACAGCATCAGTAGTTAAAACTAAATTCGGTACGTTAACACCAACAGCATCAACAGCACTACTTAATAAAACCTCCACAACTTCTGGATCGTAAGACAAAGAAGAAGCAAGCCATGTATCAGTAGTTAAAATATTTGTTATATTATCAATATTATCGTTAGCAACAATACATACATTTACTTCTACAAAATAGCTATTAACAACAGCTTCTTGTGCTTTTGCCATACTTAATGGATGATTAGCCATTATTAAATTTGATTCAATATTATCCCCTGATCTACTAACAGTTGTACCTTGATATATAAAAGGTAAATAATGATAATTTTTATCATTAAATAATATTGTATTATTTGAATCTTTTACATCTTTATTATGATCTCTTTTAGCATTTTGCAAAAAATGTACACCTTGTCTTACATTATTTTTATCCATATAAAATACTTCAACAAAAGTAACTAAGGTTGTAAGGCTCATAATCCAAGAGATGAACGTTGACTTCTAGAGTTTTTTAGCGATCCAAGAACTTGTGCTTTACCTGCTTGAGCACCACGTTTTACAGCAGCACCGATAATCTCAGGAACAGCAGATTTTGGAACGTACTCATCACCATTAAAGTTTAATGTTGGACCTGTATATTCAACGATTGTATTACCAGTACTACCTGCAACTGTACCAGAATCACCAGAACCACCTGGAATAACAGCACCACCTCTAGCACCTGCTGAATATCTAGACATCGCACCAGACATCTTAGAAGCTGGTATAACATATTCTGATTCACCTGCTTCACCAACTAAACCCATTGTTGGACCACTTACATAACCTCCCGAAGCAAATGAGCCTGCTGGAAAAGTATTTCCATAAAATGCATTATCTCTAGCGACCAGTGCAGTAGTATCTAAACCTCCACCGCCACCACCACTAAACATACTTCCAAATATTTTCATAAATGCTTGGTTTAAAAACATACTTGCAAGTTGTTTTGCTACATCTGCTAATACCTGTCCTAGTGTCTTAGTTCCTTCAATCAACCCCATAACAGCATTAGTCATGCCACCAGCTAATATATTTTGAATTTGTTCTTGTATCTGTCTTTGTTCTTTTAATTGATTATTTAATTTTACAGAATTAGCTATCTGTTCAACTTGTTTAGGGCTTAATTTTCCTACTTCCATATTTAGTTCTTTAGCAATTCTCAATTTTTCCTGTTCAATTTGTGCACCTTCTTTTCCTAGTTGTAAAACATTTTGTAGATGCTCATTTTCTTGAGTGAGATTTTCTAAAGTTTTTTGAAATTTTTCGTTAGCAGTATTTGTTATATCAAGATTTTCTTGTAATAGATTTCTCTTCTTAACTAATTCTATTAATTCATCCTGTAGGTCTTCTCTTGCTCTTCTACCTAACCTTGGAGCATTTAATTTTGCAACAACGTCTTGTATTTCATCAGCTAGTGGACCTGTTGTTGTGTTTCTTCCTTGAGCTAAGAGATTAGATCTAGCTAAACCTACTGGTCGACCAGTTCCACCACCTCCACCACCTCCAAACGTATTAAGAAGCTCTGCTGCTTTTGCTGCAATTCTTGTAAGGAAAGTAGTTATATCTTGTTGTAGTTTTCTTGTGCCTTCACCAAAGTCTTGTAATGCTTTAACACCATCTACTCCCACAAGGTTTTCCATTCTTCTCATCGCTTCATTGAAAGCTACTTGCTTACCTTGAGTTTGTTCTAAAGTTTCTAAATATTTACCTGCTGGAGTACCTACTAAACCCAAAGCATTGGCTAGTGCTTGTGTGTTTTGATTAACTGGACTCATTGCCTTTCCTAAATCCCCTACAGCAGTTATCGCTTGTTGAATTGATTGAACAGCAGCAGTAGCAGCAATAGAACCAGCAAAACCACCCATTTTGCCAAACATTCCACCAATACCACCACCTAAACCACCAGCAAGTGCTTGTATTGGCCCTCCACCAAATAACAAAGGAAAACCACCACCTATTAATGCACTTGATCTATCAAATCGTCTTCCAAGATTTCTTAAACTAAATTTATTTGACCCTCTTCTGCCTCTTAACAATTCACCTCTCGCTCCAAAATTAAGAGGAGAGCTTTGGCCTGTTAATTCATTAGGGTTGAGGTTTTGTAACTTTAATTTTGTTTGAGCTTCTGATAGTAACCTGTTTTTTTCTTTTAGCACTTGATTAAGTGCCATTTCTGATTTAGCCAACTCTTCCGCAGCTACTCTTGCTTTATCTGATGAAATATCAACCTTATTAAAATTACTAGCTGCTTTTCCTAGTGTTTTATTTAAATTATTTAAACTAGGAATATTTTGTTTAGTAAAAAAATTGTCTCCTCTTCTTTTATCTTTTTTTTGTGCGTCTTTAACTGCTGCTTTTACTGTTTGCCTATTGATTTGACCAATAGAACGTGAAGTTCTGTTTAACTCTTCATTAAGCTTCTTAACTTGTCTTAAGCCGTCTACAAGAATATTAATTTTTCCGTCAACAGCAGCCACAAGTTTTTATTTTTTTTTTATTCTACCTTCGTCTACGAATTTTTTCCATTTCTTTCTCTTGATCTTCATTCAAAACTTGAAAATAAGCACTCCAACCAATCACTTCTTCTAATGTCATTTTTCGTACATCAGCAAGACTCATACCTAATTCTTTAGCAATACCAAACTGCAACATCATTAAATTATCCTTACGCAGTTCAGCACTTAGTCTTTTGGGTCGAGAGGTTCTTCTTCCTCCTGAATAATAGCTAACATTAGTTTTTGCAGGTCAGAATCTCTTACTTCATTTTTGAGAACATCTATTTCACCTATTTGAAATAACTTTTCTCCTGTTTCATCTTGTGCTTTGGTTAACAATAAACGTAAAGCAAATTCATTAGCATCATCAGATTTTGCCATTCTTTGTGCTCTTTCTTTTTCAGCTAATGTAAGAGGTGTTACCCACATCTCAAAAACAGTACCATCAGATAATGTAACTTCTTTTCTTGCAGCTTCTAAATTAGCAGCTTTACGCAAGCGATCAATAGCTCGCATAGTTTTGGTAGATGCCATAAATTAATATTATTACTATCTCATTCTAGTCTAGTTATCTAATAAACTCAACTATTTATGTAGTAGCGAAATCAAATGTAGGCTGTACAGCAGGTCTAAATTCTACACTTACTGTCTGTGCATCATCTGGGTTAACATTCAATGATGCAGCAGTTAATGTAGCTTCAAACTCAATAAATCTACTTAATGTGTCACTAACAGAACCACCAGTAAATACTTGATCCATGTATAGTTTCATAGCTGCACCTACTTGCTGTCTCTGTAGTACATCTTGAACCATACGATTTACCATTGCTGTATCTTCATTTGTAAAGTAAGCAGTAGCAGTACCTGTACCATCACCAAAACCAGCAATATATTTTCTAAATGGAGTGAATTGTGTTGGAGTACCACCAATAGTTGTTACATCTATCTCTTCTCTAGATATTTCAAATGTCCACTCTCTAACCTGTGTGACGCTACTGAAATCTGCATACGCTACCTGAAACTCATTAGGAGATGCTGCTGTTCCTGTATTTGTAATATCAACGGCTGAACCACCAGAAGTTGCTGACACCTGTAATGCTCCTGT